ACCACAGTACCAACGGCTCCTGTAGTTAGGTTAAAGGAAGCATACTTGGTATTACCGCTGCTGTTAGACATAGTTAGGAAAGATTTACCACTAGCCTTTGCAAACGTAGAAATTGTGGTTACAACACCTGTGTTGATCGTTGCCGAGTAAATCCAAGTTACCCCAGAAGAAACAGTAGGTTTTACAATAAAAGCATCTGCTGACCCGCTTGGACTTGTTTCTGTTGAGGCAGTGGCGGAAACATTGAGCTTAGACCAAGCAGCGAATGCCTCACTATAAGTCAGCAAGTTATGCGGACGAAACTTTAGCAAGCCATCACTATCAACCATAGTTGCGTTAGAGGAAGCTGTGTGAGTCATGGCAGAGGAGAGCGTAGTAGCCGTCCCAGCTTTTTTGTATGCGCCTCTTTTGAAATCCAGAACAAACTTTGGATCAAATGTTAGAATGGCATATATGCTCGTACCTGAGGCCAACGCAGGTAACGTCGCAGCAGAGTTGAAACTGCCGACCACGTCCAAGTTCCCTGCTGTGTCCAAACGCATTTTTCTAGATAAGTTATAGCTGAAATATAATGAACCAGAGTCCTCAGTTACAGTCCAGTCACCCACCGCTGAAATTTGCCCTTGGGGACCAGTAGGGCCAGTTGGTCCTGTTGGTCCTGTTGGTCCTGCGACTGTACTGTCAGCGCCTGCTGGGCCTACTACCGTGGAAGCTGCTCCAGTTGGTCCTATTGGTCCTGCGACTGTGCTAGCAGCACCTGCCGGGCCTACTACTGTGGAAGCTGCCCCAGTTGGTCCTATTGGTCCAGCTGGTCCTGCTACCGTGCTATCGGGTCCAGTTGGTCCAGCAGGGCCAGTTGGCCCAGGGGCACCCGTGTTGCCTCGCGGGACAGTAAGCACACCTGTGCCGCTGTTATACGAGACAGTTGAACCAGCCGCTCCAGTAGCTGTAGTTAGTCCTGTGATAGCGTCCTTATGACCTTCCGCTTCTGTCGCACTGGTTGCAGCGGCGGTGGCAGATGACGCAGCGGCCACTTTAGATAGCGCCGCAGCATTCTTACTGTCTTCGATTGCGGTTATGTTACTTGGTACGACTGGTGTAGCCTCTGTGTTGTCAGAGGTAACTCCAGTTCCACTATAGAAAGATGATTTTACCATTGGTCACTACCTCAATCAGTGTAATTAAAAGCTGGTCGGATGACCTGGGCCATGCCAGACGTCTCAGCGGCGTTAGCCTGTTCTTGGATTTCACGTAGAAACTGGCCCGACTTGGTATCAAAAAGTTGACCACGTTCATCAATGAAATAGTCAGAGGCATAGCTAAGAGCCGTGTAAATCAGCAGATCAGAGGCAATGTTGGTGATAACATTGGTCGATGCGTCATCAGTCAAATCATCAAACTCTCCGTAGTAATTTAGAAAAAGAGTACCCCCAGATGGCTGTGGTGATATCTTGATGACCTCACGTTCACGACTGAAGTAAACAGGGTTACCTTCAGTGCCAGTCTGTTGTGCAGACGACATGTCGTGCATGGGAATCCGAAGAAGGGAGACACCCGCATACTGAAGGTCAATAATCTCTAGCAGGTTTGCTGGGATGACTACCTGTGATATCTTGGCACCCGAAGTGATGCTATAGGACTGCTGCTTCTCCATACTTGGGATGCGTAGGGCACGCTGAATACGACTGATAGCCTGGTCAATGAAGGTATCGGCCAGGGCGTCTGCACAGTCTGAGCGGTTCAGCAGTGCTTTGAAGTGGGCACGTATCTGGCCTTTGTTCATTTTAGATCCTCTTGTCGGTTGCTAGAAAATAGTCGAGGTTTTGATCACGCAATCGCTTGATGATCTCTTTCCCAGTCGCTTCGTAGATGTTGAAACCTTCGCGGGTCCATTGATCAACAACAGCCACGGGGATCGATGCAGCACGCATGAACTCACCCTCTTTTTTAGAGGTGCTTTCGTTTCGGCTGTCTTTGAGGTCATCCAGGAAAGCCTGGGTAATATGCTGAGTGTTTTTCATAACAAGGTCACCACCTTGGTCCAGGTAGTCCAAGTTGACGCCTAGTAGATTTGGCTGTTTGGCCATGTGTGTCTCCTTAAAAACAAAAAAGACCCCCAGGGGGCCACGGTAAGGAGAGCAAAAAACCGTAGATCTCTGGGGGTCTAATTTAGCCTAACGAAAGGCTAACTGATGTCTGGCTAGACCTAGGTCAGGCCAGTAATCATTTGGCTATCACCGAAGTTCTTATGCTTGACGGACAATTCGCCAACGCAATAATGTTTGTCGGAGTCGCCATTTTTGGCAAGCAGTGTGCGGGTGAACGGACGGAGCGTAGCTGTCTTGAACATCGATGGATCGATCAAGAATGCACGGTCAGTCAACTGGTGACGGTTGAGGACAACTTTGTACTCACCGTATGGAGTGACCAGAAGATCCACCACGTTGACCAGTGTCTTGGACGCACCAACTTCACGGTTACGACCAGCTGCCGATGTATAACCAGCGATTGTCTGAGCATCCGCAGGGCGGATCATCAGTACCGATGGATCGGAACCAGCGTTGAACGCAGCTTGGCCAGCAGTCAGGATGTTGGCCTCGTTCAGAACACCATCAGCAGACGCTGTTGTGTTTGTGATCTGCTGAGAGACTGTAGCCATTTTACGGGCAGCTGAACCAGTTCCTGCCACCGCTGCTTGGTTAGAACCAACTAAGGCAAACTCGACGTCCTTCTTGAGGGACTTGAGTGCTTTACCCAGCTGGTACGCTGTTTCCTTGGCACGGCCATACGTCTTGATAGCGTCAGCTGTTGCAGACACTTGGAACGCTTTGGACATGATCTGGGTGGTGTTGGAACGCTCGACGGCGTCGCTCAGTGTTGCCATTGCAGCATCTGCGCCTTCGACCTGTGCGTTTGTACCCGCCGCATCAAGGCTGTCTTCGAGCCATGAGAACGTCCGTGCAGTGACCTTTTCGTCTTTGATCATCGCGTGGAACGGGGTGTCAGATGGTGTGATATTCGTAATCACGTCTGAAACTGACTCAGCGCGGCCAACCTGGTCGTATGTTGTATAAGTAGCCATTGTGTAATTTTCCTTTACTTACTGGCGTTTAGGGGACTTTGTTATTGCTCCCAACGAGCGAGTAATGCGTCTGCAATATCGTCCAGATCCCCGGAGCGAGAGCCATTGGAGATCAACTTTGATTGGCTCTTCTTAATCCGTGCACGGTTCCCCTCATCTTGGGTGACTGGTGCCTTCTTGGATCGAAGAACCTTCTTTTTGGATTTTGGACCTGTAGAGGTCACAGCTTTGGCTTTTTTAGTGCCAGCTGTGGCCTTCAGTTCGTCATACATTCGAGCCTTGTTAAGGATCTTGATGACGCCTGGGTCCACGTACTTGTCCACTTGGTCTGCTGGAAGACCCTGCTTCACAGCGTAGGAACGGATATCGTTGTAGAGGTCATTGCCCCAACCTTCGATCTCTGTCTCTAGTACCCGTGAGCACTCTTTCGCCTGTTCCTGCAGCTGTGCTTGCGCATTGCTGTTGGCAGTCTGGTAGAAAGAGTTGGCTTCCTCGCGCAGGAACTTGAGGTCATCCTCTGCCGCTCTGGCGTCCTGGCGTAACTGGGTGAAATCCTCATTGGAAAGATTGCGACTAGCAACCAGCATGTCCAATTCGGAGTAAGGCTTAAATCGAGCCTCTGCACGTTCCATTAAGGTACGATATGTGTTGTCTGCATTAACCAAGGCCTCTTCGGCCTCTTTTCGTTTGGTAGCAACTTCTTGAGACTTACGTGTGAGAGATGCTTCTTGTCCGTAAAGTCGCTTCAGATCTTTCACAGATGCCTGTTTGGCCTCGCCATCAATCATGAGTTCAATCAGGGTTTCGTCGGTGATACCTTCAGCCTCTTCTTCTTTGGCTTCTTCAGTATCCTCTTCGTCACCCTCATCGTCTTCCTGGTCGGTGTCTTCGTCCTCATCAGGGTCTGCTTCGGTATCGTCGTCGTCTTCAGATACGTCTTCATCCTCTTCAAAATCACCATCGTCGTCGGGGGTCTCATCGACGTCTTCTGGTGGTGCCTCTTGGTCCTCTTCGTCGGATAGGGTTTCCCCGTCTGACCAGCGGTCTAGAATGGCTTCTGCAGCATCGTCAAGATCGAGAGACTGCGGTTCAAGGTTGGCGTTCTGGACGTTATTCATGGTCCTACCTCCTCTTGCAGGTTGTCTGCTTTTGTTTGGATTTCATCACGCACGGAGACCCAGTGTCGTAGGGTTTCCACAACATCAACGATGCCTCGATAGTGGCTGTAGAGACGCTCACGCTTCTCTGGCTCGTCCATGTTTGTGTTGACGAATGTCTGGAACGATTGTTCCGTCAGGGTGTTTACCACTTTGGTGAAACACTCTTGTTCGAGTAGTGCAGCGGCGTCGTTGCCCATCACATACATATGCTCTTCTTGTTCAGTCATTGCTCATCCTTAGAAATGCAAAAAGGCGACCACTGTGGGCCGCCTCTTTTGGTTTTATTTGGTTGTTGTTAGCCAGTCGGGCTTGCGATTGCCCTGACATCTTCCGCAGACTTCATGACCTCAAGTTCAGCATTATCGATGGAGCGTTTGTGCTCCAACTGTGCCTCTTTGAGATCCATACCATCCGACTGGATAGAGAACGACCGATCTGATTTGGCCTTCTCCAGTTCCAACTTCAGACGGGCGATCTCGGCATCACTTTGTGCCTTCATCTCGCCCAGGGTTGTCTGACGTTCTTGGATTTCTAATTGCTGCTTGGCCAAAGTCATCTGTAGTTCCTGTGCAGGATCTGGCGCTGGTGGCTGGATCGTGGCTGGATCTTTCAGATAGTCTGAGGCATTCACAATACCCGCTTGCTCCATGATCCGCGTCAGCATCTTATGCTTTTGCTCCATGTCGTAGATCATCTGGATACTAGGGTCAGCGGACAGCAGCTGGTGCATGGCCAGGAACTTCTGGCTTTCACGTTCTTGCTCACCGTACCCCAAGTGCATCTCAACAGTGACATCGCGTTTGTCGGCCCAGGTGCCAGGGTTGATAGGGACAAAAGAACCCGCAAGATCCACGATCTTTTCCTGATCTTCGTTCTCAACGACCAACTGGTAGGTGAGACTGTAGAGCGGTTTTAGGTAGTTGTTTGCAAAGTTGCGGGCAATAATCTTCTGCCGCTGCTGGGACATTGTCGCCAGCTGTTCGACCAGAGCAGCTGAGTTCTGCTTACTTATGGCGTCCTTGTTTAAGCCCTGGGACAGTCTTGAAACGCCACTTGTCTCCTCTTTGTCGTCGTCCAGCATTTTGATGGTCTGGAAGATAAACGGGTTTAGAGGTGCCTGGGGCATAGGTGCGATAGCGTCAGGTCGAGTGACGTTGACGATACCACCAACACGGTTGTCAATCAGTTCACGTGGGTTTGTCAGAGATCCCTTGGTGACCACATAGCGTGGGTTGTTTGTCACCATTGCGTGATCAAGGATAGACCGTGTCAGGACTGTACGGGCGTTCTGGGTGGGCACGACTTTTGTACCAAAATTATTTCCCCAGAAGGCGTGTGGAATTGGCAGTGGGACGAAAGCACAATATGGCTTCCGTGTGACGTGTTCCTTTTCGAGGATGACATTTCCCGCTTTGGTGATCTTATAAAGTTCAGCAATACCCGTGCCTTCACAGTCCAGATGGACGTAGCACTCGTAGACAGTGACCAGACGCATTTGGTCTTGATAGCTGTAGCTGTCAAACCCGTGATCAGCACCAATCTCCTCAAACCGAGCCAGAACCTCTGGGCTAGTCTCATCTGCAAATTCTTCGCCTCCACCAATGTCATCGAGGAGAGCATCATCATAGCCCATCTCACGTAGGTCTGAGATCGACAGAACCATACGTTCAGCGCAGAAACTGACGTCAGACAGTGACTTTGCCTGTGGTTCGATCAGGAAGTTCTCTGGGGCAACTGCCTCAATTTTTACCTGGGACGTATCGCGGGTGACCGCCAGGGTTCCAGAGAAAAGACCAGTGGCATCTTGCTCAATCTCATCAATCTCAATGTTTGGCTGGGCAAGCATCAGATCCAGTTCATCTTCAGTCAGCTGGGTGACTTGCTCGTTGGTAGTCTCATCCTGTTGGCACCAGTAGACTTTGGTCAGTCCAGCACGGGCAATGAGACCATCATGGATAGCTGTCTGCATTACCTCAAAGATGTTATTCTGACGGTGGGCCACGTAGTCCACGTAGTTGCTGGCAATGTCTGCCATCTGTGTGTCATCTGCATTCTGAGGTGCAAACCGCACGACCTTGTGACCAGATGAGAAGGTCTCCAGAAGGACAGCCTTCATGCTCTCAACAGTGTCGTAGACATCCATCGAAACGTACTTACTGTTACCATCGTGCGCTGGGCGGGGCAGGGCGGCGTTGTAGTAATCTACGACCTTCTTCCGCTCTCGCGAGATCTGGCTGTCATAATAGCCAGTGCTGCGACGAATGCAGTCATCAAGGACAACTGCAATTTCATCATCATCCAGCTTTTTGTATTCTTTCATGCTCAGACCATTTCTATATAATAGTTGTCGGATGCTTCAATAGGCTCCCAGATGCCCTGGTGGACGTGGTTAGCTAAAGCGAGGCTCATGACACAGTCATCGTAGCACCCGCCTTCAGCTTCCATTCCGCCACTCTCGGTGACGATGTAGGTTAGCATTTCACGGATGGTGACTTTGTCATTAAGTTCAATATCGTTGTCTCGGACAGCTGCCCGTAGTTCATCGATGATGAGAGGTTTTGTTTTTGATGTTGTGGTGAAGCCTAGTTTGACAGTCTCTCGATCTGTCAGTTTGTCTAGTTGCACCTCTGTGTAGAAGTTCGGGTAGGACATATCCTTACCCAGCCTGGTGCACGTTAGAATACCATGACTGTTGTTCTCCACAATGATGTGGGCCTCGTTGTAGTACATCCCAAGATGATAGAGCACTTGAGCATAATAATCAGGGTGAACATGGCCACGCCAGGTAGCCACTTGGCGCTTCTTACTGTCGAGAACCTGGGCAACACTGTAGTCACCACCCCGGACACCCATCGCGACATCAGCACCAATGACATACTGTTCACCCTCAACATGAGGAACAAAGATCGACAGTTCACCACGTGGGTTTACCATCCACTCATCAGTTTCCAATGCTAGACGCTGCTTGAGGTCTTCGGTGTTATCAATACGCTTCTGGAGTGGCTCCTGGTTAAACACAGGGCGACCCGTGGTCAGGAAGGCCTCTTCAGCATAGCTTGGGTACTCCTGGCGGAAGAGATCTAGGCCGTTCTGGGCGATCTTACGACGACGAAACATCAACTGTCTGTCATCCAGGTCATACTCTTTGACCAGGTCTTCCTCATCAGGTGTACGCTCGAAGTTCTCTGGTACATCCTCTCTGTAGGACGCATCAGCGAACCACGGGATGAACACTGGGACATAACCGTTGGTCCCTTCACAGGCACCCTTCCAGAGGTCGTAGAATACACCTGTCACACCGTTGGCAGTACTCTCGACAAAGATGGCCGTGCCTGGTGTGTTTGGGACCGCCTGGGTCATACCGTTCCAGTTCTCCAGGGCGGTACTCTTGTTCCAGAAGGCGATCTCTGAGGCGTGTACGTGGGTCAGGGTCTCTCCGCGGCCAATGCTCTCGCCACCAGCTGTAGCAACAACAAAAGAACTATCCAGCTGGTCAAAAGACAACTCTCGGCGGCTGGAGTATTTTGTGTGTGGCTTCAGAATGTCTGGGCAGTTCTCATGATATCTCTTGGTCATATCAAAGAGGGCACGGGTACTGTCAGAATGGTGTGTGATGACCATAGCTTTAGCAGCTGGGCGTTGGCTCACAGAGAAATAAAGGTATCCACCAACGTAGGTCGAAAGACCCTGCTGACGGGCCTTGAGGATGATGATCCGCACCTTACCCTCAGTAGCAACCTGCTTAGTGACCGCATCATTTAGGATGGTTTGTGCACTGTTCAGTTTGAGGGGCTGGATGTCACCAGATTTGGTGCGGATCTTCAGTGAGTTCTTGGAGTAGAAGTCAAAGTTATTTAGGAGGCGCAAGCGCACCTGTTTCAGTTTACTCTTCGTCGGGGTCATCTATTTGCTCTTCCTGAGTGTCGCCCTCCAGGAGCGAACTGAGGAAGGCTTCGGCTTTACCGATGGTGACTTCTGATTTTGAGGTTGGTTTAGATTTGGTGAAATCCAGGACCATCCGAGCAGCTGTTAGCTTGTCTCGGTTTTGGGCTGGTTCACGCATAATTTCGACAGCTGTTTTTAGAGCCTCTGTGGCGTAACTGTCGTCAATGCCATATTCTTCTGCCATGATTTTGACGATCCTTTTTGCGTCTGTCCTAGATTGTTCTCGGATTGGCTTGAGCGTTTCTGTGGTGTGGCCATCGACAGCTCCCATTGGACGACCAGCGTTTTTACGTTTTTTTGTTGACCACTCGCGCCGAAGTGCCCGACCCTCTTCCGTCTGCTTCAGCTTTGTGAAGTAACTGTTTTCGCCTCGCTGGTGCCCCTTTTTTGGGTGCGTCAGGGGTTTTTTTGGGGCTTTCTGACGTGGAGTTTTGGGTGCTCCCATTAGATGGTCCTTCCAGAATATCTTGGATAATTGCATAGGTCTTTACGCACGTCCGAGACAGCAATTGGTGCGCTGGGAGAGACCGTAAGATCTCCCCTAGCACATCTGATTTTTGCTGTTCGGATAGTAACGAAGACCCTTTGGTGGCCTCGATCCTGGTTAGGATATCGACCATGTCAAAGACAGTCTTGTTCATAGTTTTCCTTTATGCAGTCAGCATACCAGGCTGTGGGGATAGCATCCCCGGTGGTATCTGCTGTTCTTCTTCATCTTCCATGCCAGCCTTGGCCATAATGGCCATGACTACTGCAACAACCATCGCAAGTGGGTGGCTGTAGAACTGGATCTTCTTGTTGCCAGACTTATTGAACAACTCTCTGATCATACGTGCAGTCTGTGGTGCTACACGCTTCATGGTTTTGGGATCGTGGGCATACAGTTGCAAAGCATCAACCGTCAGTTCACCAATAGACCGCTCGTAGTTTTGATGGTCTTTTAGTTGCCTACGAACTGTGGCTTTTTGGGCCTCAAAACTTTGACCATCAGCCTCAAGGTCGCGCTTGGCGTCTTTAAGCATCATTACCATTGACTGGGCACCGCGAATTGGAGCCTGGACACCACTAGTGGAGAACATAGCACGTTCTTGGATGTGCTTGAGTTCAGATAAGATCTCACGACGAAGTGGGTCAGATTTACCCTTGCCCAATACAAAATCCATGACACTTTCTAGGCTATTGACACCCATCACATCAGACTGACCTGTTAGGCCGTTTGTGGTGTGTAAATCACCTAAGAAAGTACCAGTAAGAACGCTTCCCACACCAACACCATGCATCGTCTCATGTAGTGCTGTGATCAGTTCTCGGAGGTCGCCTGTGCTGACGACATTCGCAGTCCGCTTGTTCGGGTGGTAGGCACCAGTTGCACCTTCGTCAGCCTCTGGAATCGCCCGGAGCATCTCAGGACTGGAGTTGTAGAACTTTAAAACAATATTATAGGCTGCAGCCAGCTTTTCAACACCAGCCATATCCTTGATACCGTTTTCAAACTCTGATCCAGGCTTACCAATCTCAATGGAAGCATTAACCAGGGCCGTCTCTTGCTTTACTTCAGAAACTTCTGGAGCACGGCTTCGGACGGGATTGTTTGACGGATTGGTTCCTGCTGAGAGGATGCCTCCTGGGATGGACTGCCTTGCTTGGCCTTCCTGGCCTGGGCCATTGCCACTAGTTCCTCGATTGCCGTTTTCATATGCTCCGAAGGGATCTGACTGATTATTGACGGCTCCGTCTCCGTCTGCATTGGGGAGTGCTTCTTGGATTTGGTCATTTGTTATTCCTCCAGCTTCAGCTAACATGATTGCGGCATCTAGATAATCATTATCTGCGCCTCTTCCAGGGGCAACACCTAAATGCCTAAACAGTTGCTTCTCAGGATACCACATAAGTGCCTGGAAATCAGCTGTTTCGATGTTGTAGCCAAGATCACGTAGTTTAGCAATTGCAGCCTTTGTGACGTCACGCATGTACGAGCGTTCACCAGGTCCTTTAGGCGTAGCCTGTAGTTGTGGTGACAGGTTGCGTTTCATCGTCCCTGTGGCCTTTACCAACTCTGGTTTTGGAACCTTCTGGCCTGTACCGTTTAGACGCATAGACTCTTGCCGATAAAAGCTCTGGTATCTACTCTCAAGATTTGAGACAAACTCATCTAGAATATCATTATTCTTTAGGTCGGCCCTGGTTAGGTCCATGTCCTTGAGTGTTTCTTTTGTCAAACGCTTCTCAAGGGCATCCTGGTTCTTTGTTTGAAGAGCCTTGAGCACACGTGCACGGTTTTTATCTAAGTCTTTATTTGCCTCAAAAGGACGCCCGACATGACGGTTCCACATGCGCATCCACCAGATGTCCATCGTTAGTGGATCATAGTTGCCACGGATGTTCTGGTAGAAGCCCTGACCGATCTTAGGACCTGCAATGAATGAACCTTTGACCATTTCGTTAGCACCTTCTGAGGAAGGTACCTTGATTTTAGTGCCATAGCGATCATTGAAACTAGCAGCCCAATCTTTAAGCTCATTTACAATAAAGTCCTGGTCCAGAAAGTCCTGGATAGGCATGTTAGTGCCCGACGCCTGGTAAGCATTAAAGAAGTCGAATGCCTCAACCATTGCGGCATTACGATCGCCGCCTTTCTTCCAGGTTGTTGAAGGCATCTGACCGTTGTCCATAAAGTAACGGAATACCTCTAACGCATGCTTGAAGTTGTCGGCTACGGCCTGTCCATTTGATGTAATTGCTAGTGCAAAGTCAAATGCTACCTCTGCGTCTGGTGACTGGGTAACACGTGGGTCTACAAGAGACACCACACGCTTCGCTGCTTTCAACTTACGGTCATACCACCCGATGGCATTAGCATCACTCTGAAGAGCGTTGACAGCTTCTGTCGTCATGTAGGTTGAGATAATTTCGGCGTTCTCAGGTGTATACTCAAACGGCTTATCACGTCCTGTCGCTGCTTTCCACTTCTGGTACATGTAGTCAGCTGCCTCGACTAGGGTGCGTTTTGTCTTGGGCTTGTATGTGCCCTCACGCATCTTCTGGATGTCGGCCTCGCTCGGTGATGAGTTGAGACGGGTGGCATCGATCTCATTGTCTGGGATCTGAAGTGGATTGACGAAAGACTGCAACGCTGGCTTGCTTGGCTGCGGTCCACCTTCAGGTGCTGGACGGGGTGCGGAGTTACGAACAGAGCCACCATCAGCGTCAAGAACACCTGTGCTAACTAATCTACCGTAAGTGTTTTTGAGTGATGTCTTACCACCTTTAGTCAAACCACCCGTTGGTGCGTAGGGCTGCTCAGACCGAAACAGGAACTGAAGTTCACCACCAATTCCTTTGCCCTGCATTTCATAAACAACTGCGAGTTCTGTATCTTTGTCAGATCCAACTACATAGCCTACAACGTCTTGCTCTTGCAGGTCGGGGTTATTTGCAGTGGCATAGAAATCCCCATTAGGGGCACGGTGGTAGGTAGCTTCACCTTTTGTTGTGACCACTTCTGAATTTTTCGGGAGCATCCCATACATATCACCCATACCAAGGTTTGGACGGGCTTCATCTGGAATTTTCGTGTTTGTTGGATCTACAATTTCTAAATAGGATGCAAACCCAGTATCTTTAGTATCTTGATCCCCAAATCTCTGGAGGTTTGCCTGTCTGCGAAGTTCCGCGACAGAGACTTTGTTCGAGTTACGTGGGGCTGCGTCCTGCTGACCCATGACACGCATGACATATGGTTCGACATATTGAGCCACAGCGTCAGTCTCTACACCATCAAGTTTACCCATGATCTCGTTGACCTTGGCACCAGGGTCGGAACCTAAGTTCATCCCCAGCTGGTCAAGAGCACCTAAGACCTTCGCCTTGTCCACCTTGGACATCGTAGCGTCAGTCTTAGCACCATCCTTGAGATCCTGGAGCATCGCTTTGTTGTCATCGATGCCACGCTGGTAGTTCTCAGATGTTGTCTGGATAGGTGCACCAGGTGCAGCTTGTGTAGCGCCAGTGTCTGGCTCACGGACACGCATCTCTTTGAACGCGGGTTGGCTTTCGACCATATGGTTGATTGCGCGGATAAGTGGGCTGATGTCTGGGACACGCCCACCGACTGCTACAGTGCCTTGGTAGCCTTCAATAGCGTTCTGGATAAGTGGGTCTTGGTTGGTAGCTTGGATCACACGTAGAATACGGGCGACACCACTACGGTCTAGGCCTGTAGCAGCCTCTACGGTGCCCTGTGGGCTAGTAGGGACTGGAGGGGCACCCTTGCGGGCTAGGTCAAGGTTTGTCTGCTTCAGTGCCTCTGTACGGGCCGCTGCGTCTACTGCTTTAGCCTCTTCAGTGCGTTGGGCTTCAGCAGCTTGATCAATGCGATCTTGGCGGATCGATGGTAGACCACTCGGTGTCTCGATGCCTGGGTTGTTTGCGTTCTGCTTTACGAAGCGATTGAGGCGGCTGCGGCGACCTGTGATTGCGTCGATACCTCGGCCACCTAGACCTACACCCGCTTGGATTGGGATTGATGCACCACCAGTTGCAACACCAGCGTACACTGCCCCCATTGGCCCAAGGGTTGTGCGTGCAATTTGAGCGGCACTGTTGTATGTGTTCTGGGCACCATCAAATGGTAGGGCTACGTCAGTGTATTGTGAGACCCCACCTTTGTACCCATCGTTGTGGATCTTGGTAAGGACTTGGCTTTCCCGTACTAGATTTAAGAGGTTTTGACCCTCAGAAGTATGCCCTACGATAGCTTCAAGGGCATCAAAGTTATCTTTTGTAACTACTGATTTTGTCTTATTCCTGGCCATTTTGAGACCGACCTGGGCCTGTACTTTACCAAAAGCATCATCAAATGCATCAGTATCATTTGGGCTTAGTAGGCCTTTTAAAACCTTAGCGTCAGAAGCCATCTCACCAACTAGGTTAGTGTGGGTAGCATCTATAAGAGCACGCACACCATTCTGTGAAGCTGTGTTTACATCTTTAAGATTAAATGGGGTGCCATTAAGATCCCCACGCTCGGCAGTACGCTGGATGCGCTGGGCAAAGGTAGCCTCTGCACGGGCCTCTGGGGTGTCCTCGCGTGGAGTTGGGGTTACTGCGCCAGCGACTTTGGATGCCGCTGTGGATGTCATGTTAGCACCCTTTGCAATGGTACCACCGATAACGGCAGCATCACCCAAGCGATCAACTACTTCCTGTGGGACGTACTCACCGCCTTGAACCATTGTATCACCAATGATTAAGCCTTCTTGGACAGCCTCTTGTCCAGCCTCGCGTAGAACACGCAGTGTAGCACCACCACCCTTGATTGGGAGGAGTTCTACAAGACCAGAAGCTGCCGCTGTGGTAAGGTCCGCGGCGTTAGCCGTTGGGTCAAGACCCTTGGACTCTTTCTCATCACGTACCTGACCTAATGCATTAACTGTACCATAAATAGTACCACCAACAGCAGCTGCGGTGCCGAGGATTGGTGCTGTTGTAGCGGCTAGACCAGCACCAACTGATGCAACGACACCGCCACCTACTTGTGGGAGTGCTTCTGCGGCCCCATAGAGAAGGGATTTCCCTGCATTAGCAAACTCACCCTCTCTTAGGTTCTTAATGATCCCATCGGCACCCTCTGGGCGTTGGTAACCAGAAGCAGCAATCTCTGCTTCGTTGCGGTCTGCCATTGACCGACCATAGTTCTCGACGGACGGAATAGAGGCATACTCACCAATGGATTGGATGCCCTTACCAACCATCGCCCCAGCTTGGTCATAGCCTTGAACAAGCGCACCAGAGAGCGAGGTGTTAACCTCTTGGGGTGCCGACTGTGCCATCTGAGCCTGGAGGGCTGCCAACGCACCTTCTTTATTAGGGCCAGTGATTTTGAACTTACGTCCGTCTGGCCCTGTTATCTTGTATGTTGGCATGTTTAGCCTCTCTATTTATGGCATTTCTTCAATCGTGTAGTCAGCTGCATTGAAGGCAGGGGCTGAACCTGTGGGCTGACCACCAGAGGCACCCTGGTTCAAATAGGGGGTAGCGCCAGATGCAAGGTTTGAGTTCATAATCATAAGGGCACCACGATACTCTGAGAGCCATGTGCGCCAAGCGTTCTCACCATCAGTCCAAGCAGGTTGGTCTGACTGGAAAATTTGCATTTCCTTGTCGGAGATAGCACCTTTGGTCAAAGCAGTATTTGAAAGTGTGGCATCAACTTTAACACGTGCAATCTTTTGACGGATTGTAGCACGTTGACTGTCGGTTATTTTGTCCCAACCTACGTTGAACCAATACCCCATACCAACAACACCATCATAATCATCAAGACCCTGCAAAGCAGCATCCACGTCACGTAGTTTGATAGCGGTAGAAGCGGCTAGCGGATCAGCGCCACTACCAGAGCCACCACTGGCTGCTGTGGCACGGCGTTGGGCTTCCTCAAGGCGTAAACGCTCTGAGTTCTCATATTCCGTCATCTGTGCTGCACGGTTTTCATCGTTCACTGCGTACATAGCGTTACCACCAGCCGACATAGCCGCATTCAGACCGTCACCAGATGCGCCGAGCATAGCAGAACCCATACGGCCTAACTGTTCCATACGACCAATACGCATGTCAGGCATCCCAGATCGACGGGCGTTGCCTGTGTTGTTCGTAGGAGTCTGACGTGCACCAGAAGATGGACCAGCGTTTGGCCGTGGGGTGGACGTGGCAGTACCACCTGATGTCAAAGCACCAGGGACTGCCGCAGTGCCACCTGATGTCAGAACAGCGTCTGGATGTGGATTGACAGTTGGGGGTGCGCTATTTTGGGCGTTGCGCACATGGTCAGGGACATCACCAGGATACTGAGGAACAAAAGGCTCAGAGATACCCCCACCATGTTCGGGAAGCATACCCCCTTGGCCTGGCTGCGATAGAGCCGCTGGTGTGCCACCACGCTGAACGGGGCTATTATAAGACGGGGTATTTAGTACGCCTACACCCACATTGGGTTGGGTGGGCTGCACTGGGATACTAAGTGCCCCAGCTGTAACCGGGCTACCTTGTTCTGGGGTGTAAGCATTGGCCCCACTATTGGCACCTACACTGTTCAAGTTGTCCACTTGTTCCTGTGTGTTGTACACAGCTGGACCACGACTAAGGTTTGCAATGTTTGCTTGGACCGCACGTGGGTCCATGTTGGCCACGTAGGCTTGCATGTCCATGCCCATCATAGATGCAATTTGTTGGTGTGCGGGGTCGTTAAAGATAAGAGAAAGATCCATTTAATTCTACCTCCCACCTCGATACTGCATATTACTGGATGGTACGGGGGTTGGTATATTGATTGTGTTTCCACCACCGAAGAACTGATCTTGGAAGCCCATGCCTTGCATTGCACCGCCCATCATCCCCGCTGCTGGGGACGTACTATTTACCTGAGTGTTCTGGCTGCTGTTTGGTGCACGACCCAAGATGCCAGCGTTGTAATTCTGGTAGACACCCATGTCATAGTCACGGTTGCCCTCAAAGTTCATACGATCAGCATCCATCTGGGCCTGGCCATACCCTTGCAGCATCCCACCAGCGTTCATGGCCATAGAGCCACCAGTCTGCATGGTGTTCATGCCAGTGTTGTAGGCGTTACTGATCTGGCCATTGAAACCACCAGCGGTGTTCAGAGCATTATTTGCATTGTCATAAGCATTCATACCACCAGTTGCTGCGGTCCCTGCGCTATTCAGAGAACTACCCTGGGAACCATAGACGTTAGACGCACCTGACAGAGCGTTCACACCAGCGCCAAACTGAGACCCTGTACCTGCAATAGACGTACCAGCGTTACCGAGGGCTGCATTAGCCTGGCCAAACTGTACGTTCTGCTGCGCTAGACTGTCCTGGCGGAGATCAGAGTTGACCTGGGAACGGACATCAGCAGCACGGTCATCAAAGGCCCGGTTGGCAACCGCCTCGGAGATACCTGCGCGACTTGAGTTCATGTTACCAGAACCAGAGGCCGCCATATCGATCCCAGTCAGGGTGTTTTCTTGTAGGTTGCGACGTTCATCACGTAGGGCTGCATCAACAAGCGGCTGGGAGTTAGCCTGGGCGTATGCATTCGCATTACCAAGGTAATCTGTGTTCTGAGCCTGGTCTGCGAGACCTGTGAAGCGATCAGTGAGACCAGATTGTTGGTTTGCCAGGCTGTTGAAGTTACCAGCTGAACCTTGGATCTGATCTGCGATATTACCCTGGTTAGAGGCTACGCCTTGCTGCTGACCGTAGATGTCGTTGAAGTTACCTGAGTAACCCTGGATGTCCCCAGCGTTGGACATAGCACCAGAATACAAATTGTTGGCGTTTGCACCAAAGCCAGCGTTCTGGCCCATCATTGTAGACCCAGCACCCATCATGTTGGTGCCATTTTGGCCCATTGTGGCTGCGGTTCCAGTCTGGAGGTTGTTTGGCCCAGCATATGTAGGGCCGCCGTAGTAACCGCCTGCTAACTGCCCGTCTAAAGCGCCTTGGCTTCCTTCCAGCGTACTATCCACGTAGGGTTGGTACTGGTTAAAACCAGCCATCGATGCTTCAGTTTGTCTGTCTACAGCCTTGCGCTGCTGGCTGGCCCCAAGGAGACCTAGCCCACCACCAATGATGGCACCCATAATAAAAGCCATTTATTCTTCCTCGTTTTCTATTGATGAAGGGTCTGACAAGAAGTTTTCCAGAGATGTGGTGTCTGGTTCTTCGAGACCCATAGCCTCATATGATGGGCTAATGACTTCATCCTCAATTAAGGGGACTTCAGCCTCAGTGTTGTGTTTTGTTACGTGTACCGTAGTCAGGATTGAGTCTTCTAAGACATGGAATGCCCTCTTGGATCCCGCTGGGGAAACAAATGTTGTAGGGGCAACCAGTTCCTGACGTCCACCATTCTCAGAGACAATGATCATCCGACCTTTGGTGAGAAATGTGAGATGGGGCAGCTTGTGTAGCTTACCCATGCACACCATCCCAGCTGGCATAAACAGTTCCCTGGCATACTGTGCACACCCATACTCTTTACTGACTGGTGTGAAGTAATGCGTCAGGTGAAACTGATCAGTGCTGTCTTCAAAAACACCTTTGTTGACCCCGTCCTCCATGATCCGCTGCATTCCCATGAGGTTTGAGCGGATGTGGAGATCTTCGCGCATTGTGTTTCCTATACTTGGACCCAGGCGGAACCATTGTAGACAACCAGCCCTGAGTAGCCGCTAGAGATTGGATCCCAAGGGGCTATGGCATAGCGAACCATGCCCCTACGTGGCCTCTGAGGGGCTGTGTCGGTAGCTTGTGGGGTGGCATCAGCGATTGACTGGATGCTGAGTTCCAAAGTCTTCAGTTCCTCACTCAGAAACAGCACCAGGCTTTCCATAGTTTGTGGACTAGGTCGCCTGGTGTAGTTACGGATGAGGATATCTGTTTTGTCTTCTAGAGGCATACTAGCGCCTCCCGACAAGTTGCAGATCAATGTCAAATCCACTGAGTGAGAAGTCTTTTGGAGCCTGAGTGCTCACTTTGTAACTCAGGTATCGGCCCGACATTCTGGTATCTAATTTGTACTCAGTTGACATATTGAAGATGATCGGGGTCTGGTATTTGGGAACCTCTGTTGCAAGGTCAGACGCCCCAAACTCAAATTGTATTTCTGGGCTGGGACTAACAGTACTTACTTGTGGGTAGATGCGATTGATCACCTTGTAACCAGACAGGGGGATCTGAGTCTCATCTAGGTCAATACCAACACGCTCAACAACCAGAGGGAAGTTAAACTCAGAGACTGATGGTCTCGCAAGTCTACCCTTGTTGACAAGATCGAGACCAAGGACACGGTTTGTCGAGATGGTCTCATATGCACCCGTGTAGGCGCGAGATGCCATTAGTGTAAATTGGGCAAACTGACTGTCCTGCTCATGGTATGTACCACCAGTCTGACTGTAGCTAAGACCTGAGATGGCATAAGACTGCACTGTGTTTACGTTGGATGTTGACCCAGAAACCGTATTGGGGAGATCCATGAACGACCATGTGTCTGATCTGTAGTTGTACACAGCGGCTCGATTACAAAAGTCGCCATCAGTATACAGGGCAAGATCATCACCAGAGTGGTAGCAAAAGTAGATCTCTTCTAGTTCTTTGTTTTGCTGAGTGTAGCACTTCGATGCTTTTGTCTTATCAATAGATGAGAAGATGTAGTTGCGGACACGCTTGTCACAGATGGAGGTTTTTGAAAGACCATCGTGAACGTAGATGTCATCATTATCAAAGACGAAGTGTTTACCTTCGTGCTCGGTAATGCAGTTTGGGTTTATGACGCCACAATTGTCAAACGCCTTACGAAAGTTAAATATGAAGGCACCACCAACAAACTCCATCTGCCAGACCTGGTCCGATGAGTAGATGAAAAAGTTAGTGCCTAGAGCCAGGCCATCTACGATTGGGGTTTTCATCTGAACAATGTCGTTAAAGCCAGCTGAGTTGTTCAGGTCCGTAGCATCCCAGGTCGATGGTATCTGGTTGGCCAGGGCCAGGTCTGAGTAGCGAACACGGGTAGGTAATGACACACCACCCTCTGTCATGTTCAGTGCAATCAGGAAATCACCATAAGAACGCAAAGAGTTGCAGCTTGCACTTGGCACAAAGTTAGACAGGACGCTGAAATTGTTGTCAGCTGGGCCTCGGTAAACTGGGGCTGTATCACTGCGATTAACGTACTCGATGTTTGCTAGAGAACACGCTGTGTATGGGCGTGGGTTAGACGCTGCAGCGCCATTGTAGACGGTAGTGGACGTTGCATTCTGCATCTCTAGGATCTTAAAGGTGTCTGTGACCACAAGTGTTGTGTCATAGCCGTCTTGTGTAAAAAGACCATGGAGGAACGCTGGTTCATCAGTAGTACCAATGTTGAGAACCTCACGAAAGATCGGGGCATGCTCAACACTTTTGTTTACGAAGCGTACATTCTTTGCGCGTGTGAATGCGTTGAATGGAAGGTTGTAGGGGTCAACATCAGTGACCACGCCCACAGCCCCAAGTCCACGGATTGGTAAATTAGGCATGGCCTATCCTTCTATTTCGTACACGATGAAGACAACACCGTTACCACCATCCCCGCTAGTATGTGTTCCGCGTGCCGCACCACCAGAGCCAGCGCCAAACGTGGCATCCAGAGAGTTTCCAGTAACTGAGCCTGCTGTTGCATCTAGAGTTGTATTGGCAACACTAAGCAGGGCGGCTTGTGAGCGACCTAGTTGGTATGTAGATAGGTAAGTCGGCCAAGTCCCGTTATCACTGACTTTAGCACCGTTAGAAGACTGGGAGTTATTTGTGTTGGCACTCTTCCCTGATTTATCATCAATTACTGGGCAACCTCCGCCAGAAGCACTCGATACTTCAGTGCCATCGTGGTGAGAATGGGCTGACCCTGAGTTGCCCCCGGTTTTATTTAGTACGTTACCGCCAGAA